ATGAAGATGGAAGAGAAGTTTCTCTCTCACATCTACGTGGATCAGCTTCTATTGCTCACCTATCTGATAGTGTTATAGCATTAGAGAGAGATCAACAAGCAGAAGATGATGTACTTGCTAACACAACAACTGTACGTGTATTAAAGAATAGATATACAGGTGATACAGGTGTAGCTACACATTTATTTTATGATAAAGATACAGGTCGCATGAAAGAAATTTCTAATCCTTATGATGTAGAAGATACAAGTACAATAACAGATGAGGAGGTTCCATTCTAATGTCAATAGTAACAGTAACAAAAGAAGCAGATCAACATCTATCTAAAATAATTACTGAAGGTAATGCTAAAGGTGTAATGTTAGCAGTAGATGGTGGTGGATGTGCAGGATTAAAATATGCATGGGAATTAATAACAAAGAAAGAAGAAGATATGAAAGATAATGATATGGTAAATTTAGATTATGGTTTTTTATATATACATCCTACTGCTACATTAAGTGTAATGAATACGACTATAGATTTTGTAAGTGATATAGCAGGAGCTTCACTTAGAATTACTAACCCTAATGCTACATCTAGTTGTGGATGTGGAGAAAGTTTTTCAGTATGAGTAAAACAGAAATGTGGAAACATTATTGTATACAAGAAGAAACAGATATGGAAGTAGGTAAAGGTGAAGAATGTAACTGGTGTGGAGCAACAGAAAACACTATGAAGTGGGGAGGTTTTGAAGATGCTCTCATAGGTATAGCAGAACGTCATACTAAACCACCTCTATATTGTTATTCTTATGGTAGATGTATTAAAATTTTACAGAAAAGAGATGGTATGTCTGAAGAAGAAGCAGAAGATTTTTTTAGTTATAACTATGTGAATGCATGGATAGGTGAGGGTACACCATTAATTTTATATAATGAATATTGGTATGATTGGATAAAAGATGAGAGCAATAGTTGACATAGAAACAGATAGTTTAGATGCAACAAAGATCCATTGTGTAGTGGCTAAAGATATAGATACAGGTAAGGTCTATCCTTTTCCACCTAATTTACTTCATGGGTTTAGAGATTGGTCGTATGGAGTAGAGAAATTTATTATGCACAATGGATTATCTTTTGATGCACCTATTTTAAATAGAATATTAAAGACTAATATAAAACCTAATCAGGTTATTGATACTCTTATTCTATCACAATTATTTAATCCCATTAGAGATGATGGTCATAGTTTGGAAGCATGGGGTAAGAGATTACAAATGCCTAAAGGAGAAGTAGAAACTTTTGATATATATACAGATGATATGTTAGAGTATTGTAAACAAGATGTAAATATAACTCATAGACTTTATGATATTTTAAAACAGGAAGGTAGAGGATTTTCTAAATCTTCTATTGATCTTGAACATAAAATTAGAGTAATTCTTGACCAACAACAGTACAATGGATTTGCTCTTGATTTACAAAAGACTATGTGTTTATTTAATCAATTAAAAGATGAAGCATATGAGTTAGAAAAATGGGGAAGAACACATTTTGATCCTACAGCTATAGAATTAAAAACAAAAACAAAATATATACCATTTAATATAGGATCAAGACAACAGATTGCAGAACAATTAATAAGTCTAGGTTGGAAACCTAAACATCATACAGATAAAGGTAACATAATAGTAAGTGAAGAAGTATTAGATAGTTTAGATATACCTGAAGCTAAAAAGTTTTCAAGATTTTTATTATTACAGAAACGTATAGCACAAATCAAGTCATGGATAGAAGCGTGTAGTGATACAGATGGGAGAGTACATGGTAAAGTAATGACACTTAAAACTATTACAGGTCGCATGAGCCATCATTCACCTAACATGGCTCAAGTACCTGCAGTTCGTTCTCCCTATGGAAAAGAGTGTAGGGATTGTTGGACTATTGACAATCCTTACACTCATTCTATTATAGGTACTGATGCAAGTGGATTAGAATTAAGATGTCTTGCTCATTTAATGAATGATAAAAAGTTTACAGATATATTATTAACAGGTGATGTACATACAGCTAATATGAAAATGGCAGGTCTATCTAATAGAGATCAGGCAAAGACATTTATCTATGCGTTCATGTATGGTGCAGGTGCATCAAAAATAGGTAAGATTATAGGAGCAGGTGCGAAAGAAGGACAGATATTAATTAATAAATTCCTTTCTAATATGCCTTCTCTTAAAAGAGTACGTGATTCTGTTACTAAAGCATCAAGGAAAGGTGTTATTAAGGGTATAGATGGTAGGCTATTACGTATAAGAAGCCCTCATAGTGCTTTAAACACCCTTATACAGGGTGCTGGAGCAGTAGTATGCAAGCTATGGTTAATCAATATGACTAACAGAATTAATAAGACAGGTGTAGATGCTAAACTTATTGCATCTATACATGATGAATACCAATTTGAAGTAGCTAACAAAGACATTAATAAATTTGGAAGAGTAACAAAGGATGCTATGAAAGATACTGAAATACAATTACAAATGAAATGTCCTCTAGATAATGAATGGAAGGTTGGAAAGACATGGGCACAGACACATTAGAACAGCTTACTTTATTTGATTTTGAAAAAGAAATAATGTTTGATCATAACAGAAAAGCAAAAAAATGTTTTGGATGTAAACAAAAATTACCTTTAAGAAGTTTTGGAGTTAGAAGTATAATGACAGATAATAGAGGTTATTTAGCACAATATTGTAGATCATGTTCTAATGATCTTGGTAGAGAAGTTTCAAATAGACGTAAGAATTATCCTCTTCCTCCTGATGATTACTGTTGTCCTATTTGTTTAAGAAATGAAGAAAAAATAAACAACTCAAAAATAATTGTAGATTTAGATACATATGAAGAGCAACCTGTTGTTAAGAAAACTCCTTGGAGATTAGACCATTGTCATAATACAAATACTATTCGAGGATGGTTATGTAATATGTGTAATGTTTCTATGGGTCAACTAGGTGATGATATACCAACTTTAGAAAGAGCTATTAAATATTTGAGAGGAGAATTAAATGGAAGTACAAGAGTTTAAAGGTAGAAAAGATCATGCTGATTATATCAAGCGTGGTATAGCAGTAGAAAATTATTTTGTTAAGGAAGCAAGGAAGAGAGATTACAATATATGGATTGCTTCAGAAGAACAAAATATCAAAGAACATATTGATGTGTTCTTAAAGAAAGATGGAAAGGAGTTTAGTGTAGATGTAAAAGCTATAAGGACAGGGAATAAAAGTAGAGTACCTGATGATACTTGGATTGTTGTAGAATTTTTAAATACTATGGGTGATAAAGGTTGGCTCTATGGTAGTGCTGATTATATAGTATTTGAAAGACTAAAAGATTTTGTGTTTTGTGAGACACAAGAATTAGTAGACTTGGCACATAAACTTGTTGATAGAAATGATAGAGTTTCTAGTTATCGTGATGCTGAATACAAAGTTTGGGGTAGATTATATCAGGGTAAAAAAGATTTAATATCTAGGATGGAGATGTCCAAGATATTAGAATTAAAAAATACTTTTATATGGAAAAAAAGTGTTGACATTTCTAACTAGATGTGTCATAATTATCTTATTAATAACTAGAAAAGGAGTACACCAATGAGTGTAATAAAAGGAAGTGCATACTGGGCATCAATCGTCAGCCCAAATACTACATTTGATTCAGATGGAGTATGGTCAATAGACGTGGGTAATCTTGATAAGAAAAATATTGAGGTTGCAAAGAATGATGGTCTCGAAATTAAGAATAAAGGAGATGATCGTGGAGATTTTGTTACTGTCAAACGTAAAGTTAGACGTAAAGATGGTAACATGAATAAAGCACCTGAAGTTAAGGATGCACAAAAACGTACCATGATTAATACATTAATTGGTAATGGTTCAGAAGTCAATGTACTTTATAGTACATATGAATGGGAGTTCAAAGGTCGTTCTGGAGTATCTGCTGATTTGCGTGCTATACAGGTAACTAATTTAGTACCTTACAATGTAGACGCTGATGCAGATGAAGCTTTTGAAGTAGTTCCTGATGGCTTTGTAAGTAACGAAGCTGATGAGGAAGTCTCCTTCGCTTCTTAACCAACCATGAAAGGATGGAGAGATACTACTGAACGAGTGTCTCTCCATTATATATTATGAAAACAATAGATACATTAGTAAAAGATATTTATTCTTTATTTGATTCTAATATTGATAATAAAATAGATGAGAAAAAATTAGAAGAAAATTTAGATATATTTGTGAATGGTTTAAAAGAAGTTGTAACTGAATTTTTTAAAGAGAAACCTGCAGTCAAACGTAACTTACGTTTATCTTCTATAGGTAGACCTGCAAGACAACTTTGGTATGATAAAAATTCAGACAAAGATGTAATACCATTAGAACCTAGTACACGTATTAAGTTTTTATATGGACATATTCTTGAGGAAGTATTACTTCTCTTCACACGTGTTGCAGGACATACAGTAACTGATCAGCAGAAACAAATTGATGTTGGTGGTATTAAAGGACACCAAGATTGTATGATTGATGGTGTATTAGTTGATTGTAAGAGTGCATCAGGTAAAAGCTTTGAGAAATTTTCTAAAGGAAATCTCCATGCTGATGATCCCTTTGGATATATAGCACAAATATCAGCTTATGCTGAAGGTAATAATGTAGATACAGGAGCATTCCTTGTTATAAATAAACAGAATGGAGAGATATGTTTAACTCATGTACATTCAATGGAAATGATAAATGCTAAAGAAAGAATTGAATATCTTAAAGGAGTTATGGATCAAGATAATCCACCTGATAAGTGTTACCCTGATGTGCCTGATGGAGCTAGTGGTAATCGTAAGCTTGCTGTTGGTTGCGTGTATTGTCCACATAAGCATACTTGTTGGAATGATGCGAATGAAGGTAAAGGGTTACGTGTATTTCAGTATGCAAAAGGTTACAGGTTTCTTACGCAAGTTAATAGGACACCTGATGTAGAGGAGATTAAATCATGGTAAATCATTGGATATGTTATCATACTGGAAAACCTTTCGTACCTAACCTAGAAAAGTTTGGGTTTGTTTATATTATAACAAATACTAAAACTACTAAAGCATACGTAGGTTGTAAACAATATTTTTCTATGGGTAAGAAAAAAAGAAAACATAAATGGGAGATATATACAGGATCATCTAAATATTTAAATGAAGATATAGAAAAGATAGGTAAGAAACATTTTACATTTGAAGTCATAGCAGAATATAAAAATAAAAGAAGTCTACGATACTATGAAGCATACTATCAAATGAAATGGAATGT